TATTGGACGCTTGGACGTACAGTTTGGCGGCCTCAAGTTTTAGCTTGCCATTTAGGTATCCTGCGCCGTTTAGCACAGTACCTAGAGCCCGCCCTGCCCTCGCATCTATTTTGCCAGCGATCATATCATTGAAAACTCTCTCGTATCCCTCAGAGATTTCTGACGGAGTGCGCAAAGAAAACTTTTTAGGTCTTGCCATTTCCATTTTTCCTTTCTGTTATTGTATATAGATATTTCCCCTCACCCGCCGACCGTTCGCCCCCATACCCGTGCGTGCCGCCATACGTCATCATATGCTCCAGGTCCGAGTGCTTGACTGCCCCACCCAACACTCGCAGGGTGAAGTCGATTCGTGACGGCTCGATGAATTCGAAACGCTTTAGCGCACTGACCTCACCTCTAGGACCATTAACGTGGATGGGCTTGTCTATTTCCCCATCGGGATTTTTTATCGGCTCACCATCTGGTCGCAATATCGGTATCCAATACTCGTCAGGATAGAGACAGTTTTTGACTTTTGTCTGCAAACTGCGCTCACCCTGGACTCGTCCGATATAGTGCCAAGACAAGACCCTGGCACACTCTTTTAAATGCGCTCGCACCGTATGCCCCCTAACAACGAGTCCACCGTTTTGCCGTTGGAAAATGGTCGACGAGAATTCTGGCTCTGGCTCTGCCAGCGTTGCCATAACCTCCTCTTGGGTTTCCTCGATGCTTTTTCCGCCAGGGGGTCTCGCTTTAGGCTTACGAGCATCGAGCCACGGCTTGACTATATCGGCTCGTCCAGGCGTGGACCCACATAGTTTCGTGGCAAACCGCCACGAAACGTCATACTCGGTCCAGAGACTCTGAGACTGCTTCATTTATACCGCCTTTCTTTTTTGGCTTAGAGTTCCAGTTGCGCTGCTTGCACTTTGGACATTCCAGTGGGTGCAACACTCTTGGCAGCCACGACCAAGAGCATCGCCTACAGGTAAGATGATACCTCGTTAGTTTCTTCATGAGATTATGATTATCACAATCAAAATCAAAATACAATAGAAAAAAGAACTTTTTTTAAAAAAAAATAATAGTCACTAACTGTGTGATATTATTAGGGTTTATCTACACTGGCAGGTGGCGCACTGTCTTTTTGACGGGTCAGGGTCGTGTTCGGCTTCGCAATTTAGACAGTGTGTTTCACAATTTTGGCACATAACGCTTTCACAGTTCAGGCAATAAAATCTAATCTCACCATCCCGTGTCGGATTGTTGCAAAATCCGCAATCTGTAAACGTATCCATGCTTGCCTCGGTTCACACCGCTATGGTACTCTATTTATATGGCGAAAGGAAGGCGAACAGACTTACCCACGGCAGGCCGGATAAAGGCGATGTCGGATTTAGGTTTCAGCCCTGGACAAATCTCTGGCACAACTGCGATTAACCTTGATACGGTCAAACATATCCTTAACGGCTCGCATGGTTGGCGAGAGATATACGATGATGAGGTTTTTGCCGAGTATAGACTCAAACAAAAACGGGTAATGCAAGCTGCTAGTACTGAGTTGTCCAAAAAAGCACTAAGCCAGATCGAATCTAAACTAGGGGATGCTAGTTCGCTTCAGGCGGCTACTGTCTATGGTATTTTACGAGACAAAGAGCGACTTGATGCTGGCGAGGCTACACAAAATATTGCATTGCATTCGAAAACTGATATCGAAAAACTTGACGAGTTAGCTCATATCCTATCTGGCAGTCTGGTAAAAAATGAAAACAATTAGTAGGTGGGTATATCAAGTGCAATTATTTCTTTACAATTTAGTTAGTCCACATGATGTAGCTAAATTAGATTGGCGTGGCGGTACTAACTACACCATGAGAAAAACAGTACGTAGGTTGTTCCCTAATAAGTGAGTCCTGCCTAATGCGTCTGATCACGCCAGTAATGATATTTGTATTTAAAGCTCTGACTGGATTTTTCAATTTATATCTCCTATCGACAGCCATACGCATCTGTATATGTCTTGCACACCTAGATGCATTTACGGCTGGTCGGCTACAGTCGTGGCATAGTCCACGCCTTATCCGCCTAGACTCATAGGCTCGTTTAGCTACAATAGATTTATACGCCATATTATTTAAACGGCCATGCTTTTATTTTTAATCCCTTGCTTTCGGCAGAGATTTCGAAAATCGGGGAACCTAAATCGTTAGGCGGTAGCAACCTAGCTTCGACATATCCACCATAGGGTGTGCCGATACTGTATCCCCTTGGGTAACTTCCTGTACCAACGAAGTATCTATTATGGGATTTGATTCCCTTTCCCGCCTGTGCAATCTGGTCGTCTTCCTCTATAAACAAAGCGTGTTCGTGGCCTAGCGCATAAATGTCGGAGATCCATTCGTCTGCAAGAGCAGTACGTTTTCTAATTTTTCCAGGCTTGCTTCTGGCAAACCCGTAACCGTGATGCGCTAATAGTCGGAGAGGATAACCGTTGATATGCCAAGTTCCCATCGTCATCAAGCCTAGATACTGAGCGTCTAATAATTTACAAAAATATTCAGTCGAGCTTACACCGTATAGGCGTTTACCCTCACTATCTCTAGTATCTGGCCCTTCAAATTTATGCCAATGATGTCCTTCCAGTAACCCGTCAACACAGCCTTTTAATGGTTCCAATTTTCGAGCTAGCTTTTGCATTAACTCCATTACCCACTTGTCAAGCTGTTCCAGCGATGAGTCGTGGATGCCAGCCAGCGCAGCACGCTCTGACGTGCTGAAACAATCAACATAATCGCCCATTCCAATTACCCTAACCAAATCTTTATGCTTACGGTGGTCGGCCAGCATATAGATAAGGTCATCAAATAATTGGTGGTTACATGCGTCTAAATTCCAATGGATGTCGCCCAATAAAACAAGCACACATTTCTGGCCCTTTTTAAGCGTGATCTGTCTTTCAAACGGAACCATAAATTATAAACTACTAGACGGGGGGACTACGCTTTCGCTTTCATGGCTCGGAAATTCTGGCAGTAGTGGTGCTACTTCTGCGAGTATATCGGTAGCCAGTTTAATTAATTCTTGAAACCGCTCAGTGTCACCCTGAGCTAAGGCCACATGTGCAGCCATGTAATAAACAAACGCTGTATTCGATGTAGTGGTTATTTTTTCCATACCATCCGCATCCAATAAATGTGGATAGTAATAGAATAGTTGAGCTAGTTTTTGTGAGTTGGCCTTAGAGGTTGCATCAATATCGTCAATTACGCCAACATGTTCTGCGACAATATTTCGTGGGGCGATAGGCTTAACGCATCCAGCAAGGAAGATTAACAGCGTTAGCGCAAATAGTAGGTTGCCGTACATATATCCAATACCCTTCTGCGTACTCTTTTGAAGGCATCAGACATACGGTCAAGCGGTCTATCTAAAAAACGAAACATACGGTCATCAGTCATCACGGTCTCTTTGATATTATTTCTTTGCCACACCTGTAGTTGAGTTAGTGTTGTCATTATATCACTAGCAATACGCAATAGATAGACATCAGGGGATCTACTGTATTGCATACACAAATAATTGATTGCGTCTAGCAGTTCTTCATTAGCTTCGTCAATATAATCTCTTTGTTGTTCGTCAAAATTAGCATAGGTTTTCTTACCCATTTCCATGCGAGCCAGACAATGAGATTTAATGGGCGCAAATTCGTCATCGAGTATATAACCCATCTCACACACCGAGTTTAGAATTTCACCATGTTTGTTTAAATCAATAGTCATAACCAGCTCTGTATTTTTCCGAAAAGTCTTCGAGAACCTTTTGTATTTCTTTTTGAATGGATTCAATTAAGCGTCTTTTTTTAGGTTTAGGCAAAGCACTAAGCTCTATGTCACGCCTCTTCCGAATTAATTCTCGGAGATCCTGGTCACGCTTTAAAAGGCCCAATTTTCTTAAATCATTCAATGAGACACTCTTGATATTTATACCCAACAACTTAGATGCTATTACCGTACCTACCGTCTTTTGCCTTCCAAAGAAATCTTTAGATTTTAACGGCTGTTCCCCTCGAATGTGTACTTCTGGAGCTATCGCCTTCCGAAGTGCCGTGACTCCATGACCACCAGTAAAACCAGTACCTGGAATGGGGGGAGTCAATGATGGGAACCAAGCCTTGAGTAAGTGATCTGTCATCTTACCGAACGCTTCAGGCCATGTGTCTGTGCGCTTAAAAATATCCCTACCAGTAAATAAGCTGCGATTAAACCCTAGCTCAAGAACTGCCGCCGCCGGACCACCAGGAACTTTAAAGGATATCTCCGATGCCGTTCCACCGAATAAACCGGCATCTACTAATTCTACCAAGTCACCAAATGGAAGCATATACCCTAAGTCAAGAAACTGATATCTTCCATCTTTGTCTTTTGTTGGCAAAAGCACATGGCGTGGTAGATTAAGATTCCCTGCTCGTTTTGTAGCGGCAATGTGTTTCCCTGTTGTTTCTGGAAAATCACCTTCCAATGAGCGTTTGGATATTTCTTCCATACCAGCAAAGGCAATGGGCCATTTCCAAAAACGAATCGGATGTTTTACTGCTGCTTCAATCGAAAGAGGGATGGCCTTGCTTGCAAAGGTGGCGAATGGCATACCAAGGGGGGCTTTCCGCATTTCTCTTACTATCGGACTAATGTCCTGATAATCAATGCCGAATTTTTTAGCGTGCCTTAAAGCTATTGCGTGATCCTTTCCATGCATTCTTTGATGCACATAAAGCGCACTCTTAAAGAAGTGGTCAATGGCCCCATAAATCCGTGTTGGATGCCCTACGGGCTTTCCAATTTTATAACTTAGTGCTTGCACGGCATCTAACCCTCTAATGATCGCATTGCTATCGGGGGATTTCATCCATCCAGTGTGCATTCCAGTGTACATTGCATTTATTTCCTGTTTGTTGAATGTGGCACGGTAAAGACCACCCTCCTTTGCTTGTTTAAGCCAATCGACTGATATTGGGTCGTAACCAAGAAAACCCTTTAAAGTCCTAGTGTATGCAGCAATTCCGCTTGGACGAAAAGGTGATAGCCCACCCCAATCTGCAATTATTGTGCTTGAAATAATATTCCGAGCCATAGTAGCGGGATTCGTAACCTTGCCGACTTTCCACATATTTGTTAGTCGTTCTAAAATTTTTAGAAAATCACCAGGCATCTTACTCATGTAATTAATTTCGTCAGCCACATCAGCACGAACATATTTCTTGGCAAGCGCACCAAGGGTTTTTACGTCATCCCCTAGCCGAATAAATCCAGGTTGTTCTGTTGCAGAAACCCATTCGGGAGTATTTGCGACTTTAGTAAAAAACTCACTTACTTTAGCCTGACGGGACATTTCGTGACTAGTCTTTGTAAATACATAGGCTGGCTCTGACCTCAGTTCGCCCAAGCCCGTGCCGATATATACTTCTTCCGTAGGAGCCACAGCTCGAATAACACGGGTAACATCATTGGGTGCGACACGCCCACCCTCCATTGTAACTTCACGCAACCTATTTACAATGTCATCTATCTGTTCGGGGGAAATTTTAGTTTTCTCAGCCAATACCGCCCCAACATCGTCTGGTAATTTTTCGCTTTTAGCAAAGTGAACAGCTTCAGCCGTAGAATCTTTAGTTCTATAAACCTGTTTCCCCGCCGGTGCTGCTCTAAGGCGTTCAGGTATGTCTCTAAATAAAGTTACCTTTCTACCTGGACCTAGAGGGCTTGCTGCTCTCGATTCGACTCTAAAACCATAAGCTAAAACATCTTTTAAGGCATCAGCTCTATCTGTAGTTTTTTCTATATTTTGCACAGCACTAACGGGAACTATATCGCCATCTATGTTAACAGTGGTATAACCCTTATCTTGGCCTAATGGGGAAGAAACGCCAGGATTTCTTTCTGGAATATTAACCGTGATTCTCTCGCCTCTTGCCTTTAGGCGTGACGTTCCTAGTCTTAGTTTACCTGTGGCTATGATAGGGCTTTTTCTAGTCTTCCTGAACTCATATAGTCGAGCAAAATATGGTCCAAAGTTTCGACTAGCGCGTTCAACGGTTTCAGGTGAAAGATGACCAAGTTTAACTAATTCTTCCTGTAGTCTATCTATATGCGCTCTAGCATCAATAGTAGGACCAACTATTTTGGGGGGTGTTTTTGCCGTCACAATGCTACCACGAAGTATTTGATCGGCTCTAAGCCTCTCTGCATGTGAAAGACCCAAGGCCAATTTACTTCCCAACTCGATAGCAATTTCAATTTCATTATTGAGAGCAGCCGCTAAATTAGCCTTCATTTCACGAAATTCTTTAGGTGTTCCACCACCAGCCCTAAGCCATCTTGGTGTTTTAGACAGAATATGTTGCCCAAGCCGATCGACTGCTTTTTCCCATTTGGGGCTTAGTCCAGCAACTTTATAAAGACTTGTGCTATGCGATATATCCCTTAATACATTTCTTGCTATCGTATAGGGAACTTTGGGATACATTATTGCAGCCAACTCTATTGCTTCCCCTATTTGTGCCGCAGTTTCAGGAGATGCACCAAGTTTCTCACTTACATCTCTCGCTCCTGGTCCGATTCCTGTTGCACGAACTAACCCCATAGCGGGCGAAAATGCTGCCCGTATAGCACCAAAGCCAGCTTGTACTTTTGGTCGGGGGTCAAAAAATCTCTGTAAAAAAGATTCCTTTCCAGTATAGGCTCCTTCTATTTCCTTTAATCCCTCTTTCCATTCATGTTTAGTTGTTTCCCAAAAATCAGTAGTAGCAAAGGGTTCGTAAGCCTCGTCCTCTGGCGGGGGTAAAAGCTCAACAATTGGGGTTTCGAAAGAAGATGGGTCTATCTTTTGGTCATATTCCCATGATCCTTCCACCCCTCGTTCCCTGGAAAAACCTTCCTTAGATTCTTCAAGGGGTAGTTTGTCAACAAAAATTTTAATCATGGACTAAACATGAATGGAAAAGGATTCCACCAAGGCTTTTCCTTTTTTTTCTTTTTTTTCTTTACTTCCAAGAAAGGCTTCATAATTTCATTTATTAACTTATTTTGCATGTCATAGTCATGGACTCCTAATTGTTTAAGGCGGGGTATGATCACTTCTTTGAACGAATCTACACCATCATAGTTTCCTGTAGTTTTTTTAAAGACTTCTACCATACTTTTGACTATAGCCTTGTGGTTCTCTGTACTCGAAATTATCCGTTGTAGTTCTGGTGGTACTGGCCACTTGCTAAGGTTCAAAACGATCCTCCTGACTACTTCTTGAACCGTATCGGGATCCAATGCAACAGGCATGTTCTCAAACAGATCTTCCTGATTACTTTGCTTTGCCAAAAATCGTGCTTGATTTTGGATTCTTATATTCAAGATTGCTGATGCTACCGTCATATCTCCACCGGCGAGCTTGTCAAGGTCCAGATATCTACCTACTGCGTCTTTATACTGCCTTTCCACGTTCTTCGTTGCCGTACTCCGGTAGCGTTGTCTCAGGGTACTCTTTTGTGGCAGAGTAAGAGGTTTATCCGGTTTGGACCTATTACGTTGTTGTACCCTTACCATTGTAGCAAAATCACCCTCTCTGAGAGCTTTATCGTACACATGCTGGTCTAACTCTGATGCTTTTGCATACCATGAAGGCTTGGATTGAAATAGCTCTGGTTGGTATGCAAGTTTACCTTTTAAATACTCACCCATCTTAGGAAATTTCGCATTTATATACCGTTCTCTTTGGTCATCATCCATACTACTAAGTAGCGTTCGCCCTGCACCACCTAAATGCCAAGTCAATTTTGCTCTTTCACCTTCTTCAAGTCCCTGCTGTAGTCCCCTTACCCGCAACCCTGCTAACTGTTGTTTCTGCGCTTCCTGCCTCAACTCTGCGGCAGGATCGCCTTGTGTTAATCCTGCCCACTTCAGCACCCTGGCGAGTCCTAGAGCCGTTTGCGCCCCTTCTGGTAATTGACTAACGGGGTCGATGAAGCCTTCCGGCATTTGATTGGAAGAAGTATCGAGACTAGGAAGTCCTAGCCCTAACCCAAGTAAACTATTTGCCATTCGACTCTCCTGCTATTTTATCCCTAATATATTTTTTAGATTCACACCAGATAAACCAAGAGATAATGGAATCAGTCCACCAGCCACGCCACCAAATCTCTCCGTCAGGGAGGGAGCAGCAGTAGTGATTGTACCGGCTGGTTGTCTTAGCCTGCCTAGACCCAACCCCAAGTCACCAGCCATTCCCCCTAGTGCCATTCTATTTTGAAAGGCTTGTTGCCTTAACCCCTCTTGGAACTGTTGGGCAGCTATCTGTTGAGACTTTGCCTGCTCTTGCATCTTCTGTGCTAATCCTGACCTGGCTTGCAATGATCTCTCAGCGAATTGCCCACCTTCTTGTTGAAGCCTAGCTCTGTTTAAAATATCCCCCGATTCTAATCCAAATCTGACTTGCCTTGCTCTTTCTTGCGCTTCGGCTTGTTGTTGTAATAATTTTTCACGTTGTCCGATTAATCCCAATACGGATTGCGCTTCCTGTCCGGCTATACCAGACCTCAGTCGAGATACCTGTCGTAGATATGATTGACCAATAGGCGTATCGGCTATATCCATACCCCTTCGATCAGCTTCACTTTGGGCAGCCATTCGCAAATCCTCTAATGCCTGCTGTGTTGCTGGCTCATATGCTTCTCTTACCATAGTACGAATTCCTGCTGGAACGGTAACGGGTGGTGCGCCAACCGTTAATCCTAATGGCGATATAGTAGGAGCCGCCTGTATTGGAGCCGCACCATACGGTGCTTGACCAAATTGCACCAACCCAGGAAGAGGATTATAACTTGGTTGACTAATACCAAACTGTGCAGCCAACCTCTGTAATTGCGGATCTGATAGTGTGTTTATGTCTATTGCCATCTACCCTTCTCCTAGCTATTGATTAATACGGTGTCGGTTTCCCGCTTCCAGGTGTCCAGCCTGGTGTCCATGTGGCAGGGTTTCGTATAATACTAAGCAATTCTGGCGATACCTGGCCATCATATTCATCTTCTGCAATTTTCCTCGTGTTAACAAGTATTTTTAGTTGCTTATCTTTGGATAACTTGCGGAACGTGTTGAAATCGACATCATCATCACCTGTAAATCTCTGCAAGGCACGCCTACTAGCGGGCGTTAATGTCAAACTGCCATCTTCGTCCCTAGTAATAGACTGCAAGCGTGTCTCAGTAGCCTGCTTCTCTACTGTTTGTCGGGCTATTTTTGCTGTTTCAATATCCTCTGCCTGTTGAAGCATTACTCTTGCTTGGTCGAGTACTCCTCGTCTTTGCAGTTCGGCTTCCACAGGTGCGATACCTGGCAATGCCCTACCGCCTTTTTGTTTCAAGTTCAAAATTCGTGTAATTAACGCATCATTAGAGAATTGACCAATGTCTCGATGGAAAGCATCAGTTCCCTCTTGCGTTTGTGCAGCACTTAAAAGTTTCTTATTTTCTTCATCAGATACGGTAATACCGATAGTTTTAGCCTTATCCTTTCCAATATTGTATGCGCCTTCTCGTCTTTCATACATACCCTTAATAGATTTAGGGTCATCCAATGCAGTATAGGCTGCCATACCCAGTGATAATGGCCCTGTGATAAAACCTAGAGGGCTTGCTGCTGATGCTCCCAACAGCGACATAAGGCCACCGCCAGCTTGAAGCGCAGCTTTTGTGCCTCGGTCGTCAACAAGCCCTGAAGCAAGTCCCAATCCCATACCTGTCAAACCTAAACCTGAAGGCAGATTTACCTGTCCGATACCCGGTATATTAACTGAGCCAAGCGGTTTAGTGAACGAACCCCAAGCACCCGTTGCAGGAGCCACCCCTGCACCACCACCACCACCAGCGTTCCACAAATCGTATTCGTCAGTCGGATACCAAGGAGCCGCACCCGCTCCTGCATCGATTGAGGCAGTCGCTGCAGGAGCCACCCCTGCACCACCAGGGGGTGAACTAGAAGCCACCCCAAAAGTTGGATCATATCCCCCACCTGGTATCTCGTAGGCTTTGGGGTCAACTACAGGCACACCCCCGCCTGGTATCTCAAAAGGTGGCATGCCAGGTACGCCCACACTTGGTACATAATCACCAGTCTCAGGGTCCAATATCATTGGTGGCGTTAATCTTAACTGTCTTTCTAGCAATCGCCGCCTTGCATTCCCTACGATTATATCCAGTTCTGCTCTCCTATCTGAGAGGGTGTCTGGACCTCCAATGTTTTCAACCGTTATTTTAGATTGGCCGATCGGATGCCTCAAAGGAGCCACACCTACACCACCACCTGACACAGTGCTACCACCTAGCGGATCATCACTAATTGAAAAAAGATCACCTGACACAGCATCACCACCACCAAACAGTTTACCTATAAGATCTCGCCCTTGTTTGGTTCCCAATAGCATTGCGGCTGCACCACCAGCGATTGGAGCAGCCAATCCTAGACCACCCCCACCTGGTATCTCGAAGGGAGCACCCTTACCACCCATTGCCGGAACTGCGCCAGGCACAAAGGCTGATGGGCCTAACCCTTGGGTAAGTGAATTATCGTAGTACCCTCCCCCAGGGTCCCCCTCTCTAGGAACCCAATTAGATGGCAGCCCTTGAGTTAAACCAGGGCTACCACCACCACCAGTGCCATAATAATCCCACCCACCCCCTGCGCCTGTACCGCTAAATCTACCACCTAATCCAAAACTATCTGGCAGACTAGATCCGCCGAACATGGTTTTTAGTTTCTCTATTAATCCACCTCTATCTTGCGATGACAGTGGAACATTGTATTGAGTTGCTAAACCAGAACTTAATAGCCTTGCTAAATGATCTACCGAAGGGTCAATAACTTTTGATACCCCCGGGGATTGTGTGCCAAGAGCAAATCGGGCAGCAGCACTCTGTAGGGCTAATTCACCCGGAGATGGTGAAGGAGTGAGTTGCTGTTCGGTTTTAACGCTTCCTGGGTCCGTTGCAGCAGTAGCGATTCTTCCACCACCAATAGCCCCAAGAGCACCTGCCGATAAAAGATTGAGAAATCCATTTGCCATATTATTTTAGATAGGCAATTACTAGCATAGCGGCACATGATAGTACGCCTATCGCCCCCCATATCATATAAGATTTGTTCTCCACGCCCCTTAACCGCTTTTCGATACCGTTAGACCCATACAAGCCATCTAGCAAGCGGTCAAATCGTTGATTAAGTGATTTCAATTCGGTTTCAATGGAACCTAATTTTTCAGAAACATCCATCTCCATTAACCCCCACCATCAGGCCCTTTATAGGGTTCTTCAACTACTATTGCTGACGGCTGTTTAGGCGTACTATTAAGTTTACCCTTGCAGTCAGGACACAGCCCCTCAACTGTTGAATCTAGTTTTTGCTGAAGCACTATATTATTCATCACAATGTCAGCCAGCACTTTCTTAATACGTTCGTCAATAGTCATAAATTACCATCCTACCTTTATTTTGAAACCTCGGCCTTGTTTACGAATTTCCTCAACCTTACTATTTAATTCCCTAGACTCGTTAATAATTGCATCCGCCTGTGTTATCTCTTCAGCACTATATGCAGATGGGTCACGTTTAACATCTTGAGCAAATGCGGATAAACGTAATTGTTTTAGCTGTTCATCCATAGGGCTGGAACTACCTATAAACTTTCTTATTCGCATTGCGGTAACTTTATCAACCTTCTCTGCGCTTGTTACCTTCTCTGTTCCAGCCTTGTCTGGCCCTGTCCACTTGAACTCTTTAGGTTTTAGTTCTGGATCGTATTCAACTTTAGACAAATCTTCTGTTAAACGTAGATAATCAGGATTTTCATTGTGCAAAGGTGAATCGTCTGCTACTTCCGCATCGGCTTCTTCTGGCGTAACTGGAACAGTAAACCCAGGAACACTACGGTGTATTATTCTGCGTGTACTTTTGTTATATCGAATCCACATTAAGTATCCCTCGCTAAGTTATTGATTATTCATCCATATATGTTGCGCTATCGAGTGCGCCAGTGGTGACTGTCACCTTAAAATACCAATCGCCGGGTATTATAAAAAAGCACGGCACTTGGTGAGCCGCAGAATTTGCGGCTACGTCAATAAACGGGTTTAGCAAAGTGGTACCAGGTGGACTACTTGCTCCGGCAGTAACGGAATATTGATTTTCGCCCGTACTAGCACCGGCGATACGGACGTTGATCCTTCTCCACTTACTACCAACTTGATAAACCGTGCCAGCATTGATCGAGTACACCGCCCAAGTACCACTCTCGCCAGCCGTACCAACTGATAAAGTTCCTGTCTCATCTGGTAGTGTCCACGTTCTATCTGCCGATGCAGCGTGGGTAAACGTGCCTTGGAATCCGCTACCAGCAGTAGAGGCAAATCTATATTTTGTTTCTGCTGCTCTACCAGCTACACGCAGTAAAAGGTCCACATAGGTATCTTCTGAACCAGAGCCAATGTCTGTGGCAGCAAAATCAAGACGACCAAGTACGCAGGGATTCTCATCAGCACTTTCAGCATCGAACTGAATACCCGTGCCAATACCAGCAGCAGGGGTTCCACTGGTTACGCTTCGTAGAATAGCAGCAACATCTACTGCATCGGTGCGTGAATCTGTTTCGCTCACGATTAGCTGTGAACCAGTGATTGTAGTAGTACCGTCTGATGCTACCTTGAATCGTTCTGCTGCTGTTGCACCAGCTTCTCGAAGGAATATCTTAAAATCCGAATCCTCTGCACCAGCCCCTTTGTCTGAAAATGAAAATTGTAAACTACCTAGCACAGACGGATTTTCATCTGCGCTCTCGGCATCAAACTGGATTCCAGTACCTATACCCGTATCTGGCGTGCCAGATGTAACCGAGCGTAGAATAGCTGCTATGTCCACGGCATCTGTCCTACTATCAGTTTCGCTTACTATTAATTGCGAACCAGTAATTGTGGTTGTACCGTCAGATGCAATCCTGAATCTCTCGGCAGCAGTAGCACCGCCTTCCCGTAAGAACACTAGAAAATCAGAATCTTCCGCACCGGCCCCCTTATCGGTAAACAGGAATTGCAATGAACCAAGAACTGATGGATTTTCGTTTGCCGATTCTGCATCAAATTGTAATCCAGTTCCAATCCCATCAGCGGGTGTGCCACTCGTAGTGGACCTCAAGATTGCTGCTATATCTACTGTATTGGTACGGCTATCTTCTGGTGCTGCTGCAATAACTGCTTGTGCGCCAAATTCAGCAGCCATTGAACCGCCTGTAGTAATGTTCAGCGTATCGGCCCCACTGAAATATATTCCAGTATTGCTGTCACCGTTTGGATTAATGGAAGGATCACTTACCGAACCGGCATTAATATCGTCTACACGATTATTATCAAGATCAAGAGTGCCAGTTAGAGGTGAAACCAACGACAATCCATTGTTAATAATGTTATTAAATTCTGCGTTAAGATCACTAGCTGTAAGGACTTCCGCAGTCCATGTTTTTACCCGACTTAAAGCCATAATTGTTCCTTACGTTAAATCTGCTGCTACCGATGTGGCAACCACATCGTAGTCTACCCCCATCTCATATATCTCTGCGCTTTGATTTAGCCCACCCTGTGTAATGTCAAGCTGGATAGATCTTGCTTCCCCAAGGGTATTATTGACCACCGTCTGCAATGGATTACCACCTAGAATACCAGTATCTAATTCGCTAGTATCAAGTAGAAACCCTGCTGTTCCCTGATTAAAAGTGTAGCTTTCTGCTGTTTCCTGATCTCGCTGTAAACTGACAGTAATATCCCAATTACCTACGGGACGAGACTTCATGTACATCGAATACAAACCAACTGGCTGATCACCTCTTGGCTGTGGCGGTGGTAATATAATTTGAGGCGTAGTAATCCTAAAGGTATAAGCATCTGAACCATTATTCAGACTATAGTTGGTTCCAGTGTCATGTCTTTCAACAAACCCACCTGTAGTTCCAAAGCATAACTCAGGCACGCTAGTGCTAGGGTTTATTCTTATCGCTGCCGAATGACAGCTGCGACCAGGCCAAGTAAACGCCTTTAATCCTTGTTCTTGACTTAGAATATAAGATAATCCAAAAATCATATCTGGCTCCGAAGATGCAGCACTAGTCGCTGTCCATACTACACAACTCTTTCTTGTGTAGTTCGTACCCCAAACAGCATTTAACTGAGATCGCTTAACCTCATTAGTAAAGAAGCCCCGAAGAAACCTAGTTAAATCAGCTTCTACAAAATCTCCAAACTTCTCCGTTGCACTTAGGCTATGAATACCCCTATCGCTCATAAACCACACATCGTTTCCAACCTCTACAATGGAGTTATGAGACTGCAAGGCTATGCCACCTACCAACTTAGTAACTGCGAAGGCCGCCGTGGTACGCCCTGAGATAACGTGGACGCTACCTATGTTTGGACCTTTAAATATAAATAGACGATCCTTGTGAGATACTACCCCAATAATTCTATCACCATCATCATCTGATATGTCTATTGATCCAGTATCGCTACCTGTGTAATCTTCAGGATCGCCGCCAGCCCCATAGGTTATCCGTGATGGATTAGCATTTACCCCCCAGGTCCAAACACGGTTAAGATGCAATACCGCCCCTCGTCCAGCAGGAGGTGATCCCCCAAGAGTTGCCACGTTACCGCTTCCCGACCATTTAAGTGGCGTATCATTCTTGTCGGTAAAGATTAATAATAAATCGCCAGCCTGACAAAATACTGGAATAGCATCTGCTGTAATAGAAGCTGAACCAGTTATCTCATCAAATGTTCCATCCATGTCTTCCTTGTAGATTTTCTGGTTGCTAGTCATCAATACATACTTTTGAGTATATGTACCCGATGTGCCAGTAATCCAGAAATCACGCATCCCTGTGATATTAGGGGTGCTCGATATGGCAGACGAATTAACTCGAACACTACCACCGACCTTTAGAGCCGAACCGCCTACGCTGTATATCGTATTCTCGGCTCGTTGTAAGTGCGAAACCTCACGCACTTGCGGGGCCAGATCGGTTGCATAACCACCTTGAAAGTTAAAAATTCGTGTTGCTTGTATCTTTTCAGGCACGTCTTATATCTCCACCACAAATCTCACATTCGATACGATACTCGCTTGATGGAATTGGAACATTCAATCGTGTAGGCCATAATATAGATTGGTAGACTTCAGGGAATAGCTCATCCCTTCTACCAAACAGTTGATATGGCACATCGTGGCAGCTACCACATTCCATGTCTGATATAAACTTTAGATGATTATTTTCGTCATGGCATCCTAAAACTTTCAAACTCATTGCCAGTGCTAAAACGCCTCTTTCTGAACGAGTCGGAATTTCCACGACCAAAGTAACTGCGTGGACTAAATCGTGGCCTATCGTGAATTGAACTCGCTACATTATCTGACTGTACACGCTGCATCAGTTCGTTGTATTCTGCCTTGGTTTCCTGCGAGCGTGTATCGTCCTTCCTGTCCCTATACCAATGATATAGAGCATTTAGGACAATTAAATGCCTATAACGTAATGGAATTATAGGCTCATCTGTATCATTTACTAATTGTGCTTGTTCTGTTCCTGACGATGTTACCGCTAAATTGGATGTTATATACTCATAGGGAATAACATAAATATTATCCGGTGGCGGGTGTACTACCACTCTATATCGAGGCGTAGTGTTACTGGAAAAATCAAGCTGAATTATCGTAGCAACCGATGGCCTGCCAATAGTATAATTACCTGGGTATCGCCTACGAAATTCCTGTGGACCAATAAGAGGAATATTGAATTCCTTACTAAAACTGCGTAAGTCTACAGGTCTAAAGAAATCGGATTCTAGGGGATACTCGTCCTCGAAATATGTATAGGAATCGCCCGATAGGTCGGAATCACCCACATATCTATGGGCTAATGTAATACTTGTATCACTACCAACTGCGCTTACAAGGTAGACATCTGTTTCGCCAGCAAATCTAACCTTTCCACCAACACGGGCATTGTTAAATCCCATGCCATCAACGGCTGTGTTCCATGCTGTACTAGAACCAGTTACGGCTGTGCGAGATACTGAAATATCAATCGCTACAGTACCAGTGGTATAGTCATCATGGGTTTCTAGGTAATTACGCCTAATTGCCCACGGAACATAATTCCCTGGTGCAACGTGAATATCGTGAAGCGCAGTATTTAAAAACCTATCAGCCGCATTATTAGTGTCGGTAACGCTGGTAGCTTCACGCAAACGAAATAAAAAATCTCTTCGCAAGTCTGCTAGTGTTGTAACTTGTGTTGCTGCCCCCATTTGTTGTACCTTTCCTAACCACGAATTCCCCTATCAACATAATGTCCACTACTCATTATAGGAGAGCTTGGACGTTTAAGTGAAACCCACGCTTGCGGATTGGTTCCGGCCAACTGGACATACACACCTTTTTTGACCTGCACAGGAAGGTTCTGTCCTGGTGCTAGGTCGTTTGCTACAACATTCCTGACATAAACAACTGGTTCTCTGCTAAACGATATTCCTGTAGATGAATAAACATCAGTATCTAAAATTGTCATTACCGTATCAGTGCCGGTTCCCGTCAGGCTAACACTATCAATCGTGCAAGGACCAACGAAAGCGTTAATGTCACCAGTAACCCAAAATGTATCTACTCCAAATCTTTCCCGTGGATAAACCCTTGCATCATCAGCAATAATCCCACCTAGAAGCATTGTTCCAGTATTTCCAGAAGCAGTTCCACTGACTGCCCCAAAGCGAGCTACCGTAATCGCCCCTTGGTCTAGGGATGCTATTTGTGATCCTACTTGCGCCCCATCAACATAGAAGTCAATCGTGCCATCGTTACTTCCACCATCATCAATTTTTATACTTAACTCGATTTGATGCCATATCCCATTTGACCTGTTAAATGCAATAGAGTTAGTTGAAGTAGTTTCGCCAGCAAAGAATTTGTAGTCATCGCCATCTCTTTCTATTCCAAAAACAACCTCATCAGTGGATGAAGCCCGTAAGGCTAGTACGATAACTTTATTTGTATCACTTAACGTAAAGTTTTCTGCTACTAGAATGGGGAACCAAATATGTAAGCTTGCATCAGCACCAATATCAAGCCCATCATCTTCTTGTATATCAGATGTAGCAGTACCATTTAGCTGAATTCTACAAGCGTGTGAACCCTGCCAAGGGGAAAGCCCGCTACCAGCTAAAGTCTTATAGTCGGGAAAGTCCAACAAGGAACTACCCGAATCGTTTGCACTATTAAAATTACCTCTAGTACCATCATCAAAGTTTTCGTAAAATGTCCAAGGAAAAGCCATTTATAAACCCCCTATACCAGATTAGCGGCGCAAGAGCATATCCTGATAGCAAGCACCACTTATCAGAACATCACCAACCTTTGCCGTTGGCACTATTCCTCTAACCGTATCTAGCGTGCTATTGCTCACGATATGCCTTTCACACTCACTTTCTACTGTCTCGATTGGCATCGTCATATTGGCGGCGCAACCGTTTAAGCTGAATATGCAAAATACGCAAATTAGTAATGTCACCTTCACGGTGAGCCTTGAGTGCAAGTTGTTCAATACGTTTGATTTCACGGTCTAGCTTTGCGCTTTTAGTATTATATTTAGCAATGGCATCCCATATTCGAGTAAATAATGTCGCAACCGGACCAAGCCATCCAAGCATCTAGCAATGTCCTTCTACCTAATCCTTGCTCGCTTTCTCTAATTTATGGCCTAACCCAACTACCCCAAACGCAGCCGCTATAGCATACAATGGGCCAACGATACTCCCATAGCCTAGAAATTCCAGCAACGCTACTACCATTGCTATTCCTGCTGAAGTCCAAGTTTTCCATCCCTTCATAGCCTACCCCCTTATGTATCTTGTTGTTTCTGCGCTTCTCTTTTAGCCTTTAGTGCGTCTTGTGCCTTCTTGATATTAACCAGTCTTTTTTCTCTTGCCTCTGGTGACGAAACTCTTTTAGGCTGCGTTGCAGTTGCCCTGTCTACTTGATTCTTGAGGTCATTAATCTCTGCCATTAATTTAGCTACTACATCCTCTTCAGCCTCTACTCTTTCGGCTTGCTTTAATGGCGTATCTACTTTAGTTTCCCCAAAGGTACGTTGCCAATTTTCTGCTGGCACATTGCTAAAGGCAAAATGACCAGGAATCTGTGCGTCTGCCATAAATGTTGTTTCACCTGGACGCATAATTGATGGCCTTAATACTTCAATGTTAGCTAGATCCCTAGCATCAGAATCAGGATTCTGTACTCGCTTTATATTCTTCCACTCAAGTACATAATCTTTATTCGCAGCTTCCCAATTTCGATTCCAATCTACTGCCCCTGGTGGATTACGCCGCATGACTTCCCTTGGAGGCATCTTGTTCGTTATTTTTTCTTCCAAATGCTTTCTACGGGTTTCCAGAGCATCCTTAGTTTCCCCCGATAAATCAGTCGGCGGGGAATAATCCTTTAACTGTCTTTGTAGCATATGGGAACGCCTGGCGAGGGTTCTTCGCCCCTCGTCAGACATTCCACTTTGTACCCATTCAGGTGCGCTTAATCGCCTTTCAATACGACCTAACTCTTCTTCAGCAGACTGCTTCTCGTTTGTTCGTAAATAACGAAAGGCAGGCGTTACTGTTCCGTTCTCTTTGTCAAATCTATTTCTAGTTGCTTTGACTTTGTTTAGTATTACTTCTGCTTCGGTACTACTCATATACTTCCTTTCTAGTTAGTCAGACATTATGAATCTATTGCTGGCAGTACATAGCCTGATGCGGCAATAGCACCGCTACCAAGATTATCAAATTGATATACACCAACAAGGGTAGCTAGGGCTTCACCGGCAGTATCCAGATGACCACTACGGTTGTGTGCTACAACACCTTCATTGTCAGAGGTATCACTAGTAATCAATACAGCCCCCGAAGTGTTTTTACATACATTATAATTCCATGTAACAAAGCATCGTCTTAAATCTTTACCCGTTGCAACCAGAATTACTCTTCCTGCCGTAGCCCCTGGGGTAAGAACAGCGTTGCCAGATACAATAAGGTCATCTAAGTCAGCATTTATCTCAATAAATTCTACGCAAGCGGCATCAGGTGAGGTCCATCGACAGTCAATAACCTTCAGTCCGTCAGAATCATTGTTGGTTGTGCTAGTTGCCTTAATAGGGGTCAGCCAGTTTTCATTAGTAGTATTGTCGGCAAACTCGATCTCTTCTAAGACTGTGCCTTTGGCAGTAAGATCCAAGCAAGCAACGATATCAGCATGACCAGCCGCAAAAACCAAGTTTTTGATTCTAACGTCAGCCGCAGAAATAACTGCCGTAACTGCTGTACCACCATCCATCAAGAAACGAGGACGTTGGTTGTATACGCCAAGCCCGATAATCGTGACACCAGCAACATCAAAGGTAATACCGCTTGCACCTGTAATGGTTTCTGCATGGTTAGGCATTACAATAATATGATCGCCCTGATTAGCGGTAGTTCTACCAATAGCAGCATCAAGAGTTGCCATTGGCTTTGTAGGAGAAGTTCCAGGGTTGCTATCGTTAGCAAAAGTTCCAGCACTATTTACGAAGTATGTATCCCCTGTCGTAAAAACTGGTCCAGAACCTAGAACTGGTACGCCAAAACTTGTTATACCATTCGGAAAATTTGTTAAACCCATTGCTATTTCCTCATACTAGGAACATCGGTTAATACCGTTGCTACTGAGATTTGCACTCAGTCTTACCCATAATTATTCATCAAAGTAAATATATGATTCACTTTAACTACGTTAAATATCACCAGCAGGATGTATCCTGACTTTTGAAAACCCAACCTTGTTCATATTACTACCAGACTTAGGCGAAAGACTAGGCCATGAGACTGTCTTAACGGGTACGTCTGATACTGTCTGCGACCCTGTGCCTGGGCTTGGGCGTGACCCTGACGGCCCAACAGACCTCTCTTTAGTTTTAGATTGATAACGACTTGCCATCATTACCCCCTTTAGTATTTAGAAGATTTCTTCTTTTTACCTTTCTTAACTTGTTTAACTTTCTTTGTACTTTTCTTTTTAGGCATAACACCTCTCCTTTAAATAATTATTACCACACCTTCCACCACGGGTCTTTTTTGTCCTCTTGTTTAGATGGTTTTTTAGAACGGAAATAAGATCGTTGTCCTGGAATTATTCCCTGATCTAATAGTTCTTGCCTTTCCTCTCTTGTCAAAGGACGATCTCGCTCACGCTCCCCTTCTTTGTCCTTAGAAGCGGATTCAACCTTATCCTCAGTTTGAGGATAATCTTTAGCGGGTGAATGGTGCTTAACTGTACGTCCTAAGAATGTTTCTTTTTTCACGCTAAGTGCCTTGCATTCCCAACTTATGCTGCTCTAGTCTTTCCCGATATTTCCTGTCCTGTTCTATTTTTTCACGCAATAGTCTTTCTCGCTCTATTTCCAGCCTTTTTCGTTCTAACAATCTTTGTTCTTCGGGTGTTAAATTATCTGGACGGTGTTTCCATATAGGATAATTCCTAGATGTACTGCGAGGATAATCCCTGGCTGGTGAATGGTGTTTAACAGGACGACCTAAAAATGATTCTTTTTTCATATTCTTCGCCTTCACTCAAGTATTCTTGTCTCAGATAAAGCATCGGGCGGGGGAACAGTGTACTTACCCCCACCCAATGAACACTTCCATGAATCAGCTTACCTGTGCGCCAAGTACCCAACGCCAATCAACGTAAGCATTACCCCAACGAGCATACACACGCCATTTGCCGTTAAAGGTGTCGAAGTCCTCAACAAATGAGAACTCGCCCTTATTCCTATCCATCCACACCAATCCACGACCACTCTTCATCATGTTGGCATCACATAGAAACCAATCATTGCTATCAGAGAGGTATACCCACTCTTCTACGTTATACTGTCCATAATGCACGTTTGCGTTGTTATTGGCAGTATCCACCTTGCCCTGTGAACCTACGATCTCATACGCAGTTTCGTAAAGATCAGGTGGAACCAGTAGCATGGATGGCATTACGCCAATTACTTCTGCTCTATCGCCACGGAACCCAACCATCTGGATTCTAGCTGAAGCTAACGCTACAGCAGACAATCCGGTTGTTACCAGGTTATCAAAACCAGTAGCAGTAGATGAGCTAGAGGTTGTCGTGTGCGAGTTAGAACAAAGTGCAACGCCTTCACTATGGCTGTAGAAGAAACTATCCTGGCTGAAAGCATTGGTAAACGGACGAACCGCATGGGATTGTCTCAAGCGAAAAAGTGCCTGTGACAAAGCCTTTGGCTTCTGATCTATGACATTAAAAAGGTCATCATCAAATAGCCTTCTCTCAATCTGGATACCAGCCGCAAACTCAAGCGGCGTAATAGCCACATCGTATCCTTGAAATACATCATCATAGTTCAGATTACCCGTGAACTGTGGAATATCCCCCAAGGTTCCAACGGAACTAAAACGCTCGGTTTGTAGTCTACCAGGCATCACGTTGTAGAAAGTGCCGACTCGATCTGGAACTTGCGTATACTCATCATCAAATATACGCTTGAATCTCGGATCAAGTACGTCAGCAAAATTTTCTGATTTAAGTGCCATTATCTAATCTCCTATTTTCATAATTTCTATAAATTATGTACAACCCTCATAGGCAGTTATACTTGCCCTTATTTATTATGTAGTAGCAAATGCGTGAGCATGGTCTGTCAAGACAAACTCAACTTCACTATTATTGCTATCACGCAGTATCAAGTTATAAACCGCACATAGACCACCAGTACCAGAAGCGATTGACGCATCAGCCTGATAGAAAGCAGCAGATGCTTGCACATTACCGTTTCCATCAGTAGTGTCCGTTCCATCCCCAGGGATCATCGTCCAAGGACACATCAAGAATTGGTCATTAACGGCAATTCCGTATTCCAAATCAACAGGGATAGTTACCGTTGCACTGGCTGAATGTGCGCTGATAATACGCCACTCTGATAGTCCAGCGATATTTCCATGTCTCTGTCTACGCCAAACGGTTCCACCGATCATCGAATTAGACTGTGCATCGGTTGAAGTAATCACATCAGGCGTACTTGTATCAGCAGCCGTATTGGTCATAACCGTAAGCGCAGTTCCCTCAGTAGAACTACCAGACATCGTTGCGTTGATAATGTTATCTGGCCTAATTGATACTTCGACCGTTCCTAGCGAACCAGCCGAAGGGGTTGCGCTATAGGTTCCCGAAGTAAGGGCAAGGCCAAGGCAATCCGCAAAGTCGGTTGCAGTAGAGGGAATAACCCCATTAGGATCATTTCCTGCATCAATGGCTATAATTCCTGGGTTAGAAAAAGTAGCCCCAATATGGTAGCGGCGCATTACTTCTGCCCCGCCATATAATGTTCCTGAAACTTTCATATTCTTATTCTCCTATTATCGTTAATTTTAAAACCACTATGTTCTTTCCTGCTTGGGTTTGACGCTATGATCTTCTGCAAGAGAGAAACTTCCTGTGCCATTTTCCATCTTTGTTTCCATCTTCGCTTTGCTTCTGCTGGATCAATTCCAACTTGCAACCAGTATTCCTCGGCTACAAATATAGTACCGCCACCCATCCGTTCGGTTCTCTCGTTACAGCCATCACATACTCCATTAGCCATATACCCACTTGTCTTTCCTGTAGGATCAGGTACATACCGCCTTCGATATTTATTCCTTCTAGGATTGAACTTCTGTCTACACCAACTACAAAGCAGTATTGCGTGTCTTGAGTCGGCAAGTTCAGTTATCCATCCAGCAGGACTTAAATAGCCACGTTTAGGATTAGTCTGTCGCCCTTTATGCTCAAGAGCCTTGAGTTTTTCTTGCTTAGAAAAACCCTCGCCTAGCCTATGATATTTCGGAACGACTACTATTGGGCTATTCATTTTCTTGTAATCTGATCCTTACTTAGATATTCAGCCTCTCTTTTCATCTCTTCTGCCGAATAACCACGGGAACGCCAGTGGTCGATATATCGTTGTGGAATCGCTTCGCCCCTAGAGGTACGAAGAAGATTGTCATTTTGGATTCCAGTCTGATGTATGCCCCCACTATTTAATTCGCTATGGCTACTATTGCGGCGTTCAGCACCCGAACCAGATTGCCGCTTAAAACGATCTATCGGTCCAAATACAGTACGAAGTGCAAGAAGCTCGGTTTGAGGACTGCTAGCATATCCTTCACCTACTAGCTTGGTGAACTCTTTAGATATCTCACCGAATCTAGGATGCTGATGAGTTCCAAGACTAGGGGCTATATCAATATATTGATTGATTTGCCCAAGGGCAGATTCAAGTTGTCTACTATTACTTGTTTCTACCGCAGCCCTGCTCCTTTCCCGTGTCATTGCCTCTTCAATCTTAATATCAGCTAAAAGATCAGAAGCAGTTAATTG